TTAGTGCAAAGAAAATAGCCATATAAACTCCAAAATGTGGATGAATTAAGCCTTAAGGGCATAAATACGACCCGACTCGCGATCGAGGAACGAGATCGTGAAATATGGCTCGTGGCTCGCGGTTAGTGGACATAAGAGGCTGTGGAACATGCTCTGTGGAACATGTGTGTACGGAACTACCCCATGTGTGTACGGTGTGTGTACAGATGTGTGTACAGTTTGAGAGGGTAAAAAGTGAGGAAACACGTGGGCTGTAGAGATGTGTGTAATGTGTGTACGGTAGTTTCAAGTTGAAGTTCGTTTTAAAAAAAAAAAGACGTTTTTTAAAAAACCGCTGAGCGAACTTGAAAAAGCCTACACACAGTACACACATTACACACATTGATGTATGTCATTGATATATATACAAAAGATGTGTGTACGAAACGCGAATTAAACTGTACACACATTTTTTGTTCCGTACACACACTACATTACCCCGTTGAAGGCGAGGCACTTGAGCACCGTGAGCACGAGCATCGCACCGAGGATCATGATGTCTGATTCGCTAACCGTGGATCGTGACCTACGACGCTTGGTTCTTAATAGTTTCATGGGCTTTCTCCGTTAGAGTTTCATGGTGTGATGGTTGAGTGTCTTGAACCGTGCTTCGCGGTCATCGAACCCCATGCGTATGTACTGTGCATAGATCTTCTTGAGCTGTTGCTCGTCGTTCGTGGCTCGTGGAGCGCGACCGAAGGTCGTGGTTCGCGGTTGTTTGCCTGGGTATCTCATGGTGTGTCTCCTTAGAACGACAGCGCGAGGAAGTAGAAACGGTCTGACTTCAGACCTTGGGTGATGCTCTGAATGCACGTAACGTCGAGCTCCTCCTGCATATACTTCTCGAACGCCCTATGGCTCGAACGGTCTAGCAGACGTTTGTTCCAGGCTGGGTTGACCACAACGTAGGTATATGTCGCAGCGCCATCGAACAGTGCAGCTGCCCGCTCGTCCATACCTGCGCACATATCCGCCGTCTTGACTAGTTGATAATTGTTCATGATGTATCTCCTGATAGATTGATCGAACCATTCGACCAATTACACAAATCAAACCGACCGCGGATCACGGAACGTGAGCCGTGAAAAACGGACAAGGTTCCAGAGTCGTAAATCGAAAAGAAGGTTCCATGACTACGAATCGGGGTTGGGGGTGTGCTGTGCGGCCAGGGGGGAGATAGTCGATGAGGGATATAAAAGGGCTTTTTTATATTTTTTTTTATAAAATTTTTTTGCAAAACAATTAGTTGTGCTACTATCCTGACCCATGACTGGAACTACTAGAAAGTGCCGGTGTTGCAAGGTTACCCAGGACAGTGCCGAATTTGCTTCAAAACATATCTGCTCTGCTTGCAAGATCGCCCAAACCCAAACGCGAATCTCCGAGTCGTATAAGAGCTATTTGAAGAACCTGCACTCTCAAAGTAAATCTGGCAACAGCAAAGGGTCAGCCCACCGTGGCCTTAGTTGGTCGATAGAGCTGGAGCACCTGTTAGAGCTGTGGGAGAAGCAAAATGGTCGGTGCGCAGTGTCGGGCGTTATTCTTACGCACCATAAAGACGGTACAGGTAGAAAAGAATACAATGCCTCTATTGATCGGGTATCTCCCGACAAGGGCTACACCCCCGAAAATACCCAATTGGTCTGTTACCGCGTAAATATCATGAAACACAACCTATCAGAAGACATGTTTTACTGGTGGGTCAAGACTATTGCTGATTTCTCTTGTGATTAGATATTAGTGAAGCTAATATACGATATGGTTGACATAGAAGTATTAGCAATCGAGGGCCTCGACGACGCAATTATCGGTTCAACGATCCGTAATGGCCGCGAGGTGCTTGCGTACAACTATGATAAAGCCGTTGACATCATTAAAGCGGCAGGCCACTCCGAGGAGTACGCCGAAGAATGGATAGCAGAAGTGTCGTCGAAAGAATTTGACGGGGCTCCTGCTTTTATATACGTAGATAACAACCAAGAGTTCTATGGACCAAGCAGCCCAGCTGGAACAACCGTCCACTGACTTAGTCAGCGCGCGCACCGAATTCCAATCGCGAATGCCGTACATGGGCATAAGCCGTGGTTCGTTAACCATGCAGCAGGAAAAGTTGGTCATGCTCATGGTTTCCGGTATGAGTACAGCAGCCGCGGGTCGTGGTGCGGGGTACTCTTGCCAGCAGGCCGCCTACGCTGCCGCCAAACTCCCCGATGTACAAAAAGCCCTCGAGTACTACCGCGAAGAGATGCGTGAAACTGTAAAGTTCACGGCTCAGAACGCGCACATGATGTATATGGAGGCTTATAACGCCTCTGCCAACGCCACTGAGATGAAGAACACCACTGATTCTCTAGTCAAGCTGCACGGTTTAGGCGTCCCCGATACCGCCCCCCAGGTAAACATCAACATTAACGGCACCAAGCAGCTCGAGCGCATGACTGACGAAGACCTATTAAAGATCGCAGGTAAAGACCTCCACTACCTCGAACCTAGAGGCGACTAGCATGAAATGTTGGCAGTGCAGATCCCCTCTGATTTGGGGGGGCGACCAGGATTGTGATGACGATGAAGAGTTCCTTAGTGTCTCTAACTGTAAAGCGTTCGTTTTGTTCTACACGCCCAGAGAGATAGATGACTGAAGTAAAAAAGGTCGAGTGCATACGCTGTAAAGCGTCGCATTCCGAGACCCTGTACTCGGGGGACGACCGCCTCTGCGTGTATTGCAAAGCGGACATCGCGGAGCAAGGACCGTTACCCGCGGTTCCCGAACCGGAACCCACGAAGGAAGAGACACTAGAGGAGAAGGCGCGCGCGGAACTCGCTCTACGGTTCTTGACGCGTAAACGGCTCCTACCGTTCGTGGAGCGGTTTAACCCTGACTATTCAGCGGGATGGGTACACAAAGATATATGTAAACGGCTTGAGGAGTTTTCAAGAGATGTCACTGAAAAGAAGTCTCCAAGACTTATGCTATTCATGCCGCCTCGACACGGTAAAAGTACGCTTGCGTCAGTGGCGTTCCCAGCTTGGCACCTTGGGCGAAACCCCGAGCACGAGTTTATCAGCTGTTCTTACTCGGGCTCTCTTGCTATGGGATTCTCGCGCAAAGTCCGCGGCCTCCTACGTGAAGAAGGCTATAAGTCAGCATTCAAAACCCGCCTTGACCCACATTCTCAGTCTGCTGAATCTTGGCTTACTACTGCTGGTGGGGGTTATGTTGCTGCCGGTGTTGGCGGGGGTATTACTGGTAAGGGCGCTCACATCCTTGTCATTGATGATCCGGTAAAGAACCGTGAGGACGCGGAATCATCGAACGCGCGCGACAGCGCCTGGGACTGGTATACGTCAACGGCGTACACGCGTCTTGCGCCTGGTGGCGGTGTGCTGGTTATCCTCACTCGTTGGCACGACGATGATCTTGCGGGACGCTTACTTAAAGCTGCAGCAGACAACGGCGAACAGTGGGAGGTTGTCAACTACCCCGCCAGAGCAGAGGTCGATGAGCCCTTCAGAAAGCGTGGCGAAGCGCTCCACCGAGAGCGATACGACGAAGAAGCCTTAAAAAGAATTGAGAAAGCGGTTGGCCCTAGAGACTGGTCAGCGCTGTACCAGCAGAACCCTGTCGCGGACGACGGTGAGTACTTCACGCGGGACATGATCAACTACTACGACCGTGATGAGATTGACCACGACCGTATGCGCTTCTACTGCGCGTGGGACTTGGCTATCGGCAAGAACGATCGCAATGACTACACCGTAGGTATGGTCATAGGTGTCGATGAGCAGGACTGCCTGTACGTGGTCGACGTTGTACGGGGCAGGTTCAACGGCTTTGAGTTGGTAGAGCAGATACTTGATCTCTACGAGGTCTGGAAGCCGTCGATCATAGGTATTGAGAAAGGGCACATTGAGATGGCCCTTGGGCCGTTCCTCGAGAAGCGTGTACGCGAGCGCGGGTTGTACGAAGCGTATTTTAAAGACTTAAAGACTGGCCGCAGGGACAAGGAGGCGCGGGCCAGAGCAATCCAAGGCAGGATGCAACAGGGCATGGTCTTCATGCCAAAGGACGAAGAATTTACTGGCCCACTGGTAGCAGAGCTGTTGCGCTTTCCGAACGGGGTACACGATGACCAGGTAGACGCTTTGGCTTGGATAGGTCTCATGATGACGGAGTTCAGTACCTTTATCGAACGCGTCGAGCATGTACCTAGCTGGAGAGACCGACTACCGGGCCTATTAAAAGGCGAACGCACTAAATCAGCCATGAGCGCATAACAATGATAACGACTAAGAACATCAGCCCCGACAAGGAAGAAGAGATTTCCCGGACGCAATGGGCGCGGTACGAGCGCGCGCGAGACAACGGCCACCTGGATTATATTTGGATGGCCAGAAAGTGCGATGAGTACTACCGTGGAGATCAGTGGGATGACGAGGACGCCGCAGCCCTAGAGGCTGAAGGCCGCCCTGCGTTGACCATTAATACGATCCTCCCAACCGTCAACACAATTCTAGGTGAGCAGTCCACACGCCGGGCGGATATTCAGTTCAAGCCCCGACGCAACGGGGACAGCGCAGTCGCGCATACATTAACTAAGCTGTACATGCAGATCGCAGACAACAACAAGTTGGACTGGGTCGAGCAGCAGGTGTTCGCAGACGGTTTGATAATGGACGGGCGTGGGTATTTTGATGTCCGTATGGACTTCAGTGACCACGTTGAGGGCGAGATACGGATCACGGCTAAAGACCCGCTCGACATCCTCATTGATCCTGATGCGAAGGACGCAGACCCCAAGACCTGGAACGAAGTGTTCGAGACTAAGTGGATGACGCTGGATGAGATCTCTGAGCTCTACGGTAAGAAAAAGGCGGAGCGCCTATTGTTTGTCGCTGAGAACGGTATGAGCTTCGGGCCAGACTCCGTTGAATATCAGGAGACGCGGTTCGGTGACACCCAGACAAATGACGACTACTTTGGTGCGGGGGTTCCTGGAGACGAGGAGTACCGTAACGTAAAGGCGTTGCGCGTCGTAGAGCGCCAGCATAAGAAGCTGACGCGCGTTACGTTTTTTGTCGACCCGAACACCGGGGATCAGCGACAAGCCCCAGATGCGTGGTCAGAAGCGAAGGTAAAGAAGTTCGCCAAGCAGCACCAGCTGTCTCTAATGAGTAAAGTGATCCGAAAAGTACGCTGGACAGTAACGTGCGACAAGGTTGTCCTGCACGATGACTGGTCCCCGTACAACGACTTTACGATCATCCCCTTCTTCTGTTATTTCCGCAGAGGCAGGCCGTTCGGCGTTGTCAGAAATCTGTTATCCCCGCAAGAGCAGCTAAACAAAATAGCGTCTCAAGAGCTCCACATTGTTAATACCACAGCAAATAGTGGCTGGATGGTTGAGAGTGGATCGCTGGTCGGTATGACCGCTGATGACCTCGAGGAGCACGGAGCGGAAACAGGGCTCGTGTTGGAATATCAGCGAGGCACTAACCCGCCTCAGAAGATTCAGCCGAACCAGATCCCTACTGGCCTTGACCGTATAGCCCAGAAAGCTGCGGCAAACATCAAGACCATCTCTGGCGTGAACGACAGCATGCTGGGCACGGACAGCGCAGAAGTGTCAGGTATCGCGATTCAAGCGAAGCAGAACCGTGGCGCGATCATGATCCAGGTGCCACTAGACAACCTGCGCAAGACCCGTCAGTACCTCGCAGAGAAGATCCTGAACCTCATACAGACTTTCTACACAGAAGAGCGCGTTATCCAGGTTACAAACGAAGACGACCCGCTCAAGCCGCGTGAGGAGATGGTCATCAACGCGATGACACCGGAGGGCACGGTCATTAACAACCTGATGGTGGGTGAATATGACGTGATCGTAGCAACTGCACCTGCACGAGACAGCTTCGATGAGACGCAGTTCGCTGAGGCTCTAAGTCTACGGCAGGTAGGCGTCATGATCCCTGACGATGCGATTATCGAATACAGCCACCTAGCGCGTAAGGGTGAGCTTGCTACCCGCATCCGCCAGATGACAGGCCAAGAGCCGCCAACACCAGAGCAGCAGCAAGCTATGGCGCAGCAGCAAGAGATACAGATGGCTCAGATACAGCTGGAGCTCGCCAAACTGGAAGCGGAAGTTAAGAAGCTGCAGTCAGAAGCCGCATTGAATATCGCGAAGGTTCAAGACACTGCAGAGATAGATCCCCAGGTACGAATGGCTGAACTTCAAGCGAAATTGCAGATGAACCAAGAGCAGCTACAGCTTCGTAGGGAGCTGTCGTTTGCGACCAACCAAATTCGGCAAGGTCAAGCAGAGACAAGTGCGGCTACGAAAATAGCCACAACTGTTATGCAAACCTCTCGAAATAACCCCAAACCACAATAGGACTTTGATATGAGCAAGAATGAAGACACTACAGAAGACACGACAATGCAGTACGACGTAATGCCCGGTGCAGACCGCCCGGACGAAGACCCAGCGCAGCTTGACCTTAATTTTGGGTTAACAGACGGCCCCGTTACGACGGAAGTTGTCGAGGAAGAAGTTGTCGAGGAAGAAGTTGAAGAAGAAGTTGAAGAAGAAGTTGAAGAAGAAGTCGAAGACGAAGCCGAAGAAGAAGTTGTGGCTGAAAGTAAGTCGTCTAAAAAACAAATGGTGCCTAAAGCCCGCCTAGATGAGGTGCTTGCAAAACAAAAAGCACTGCAGAAACAACTAGATGAGATGATAGCACAGAATGAAAAGTCCGCGGAAGCACCCGACGCCTACGATTTTGATTCGAAAGAAGTTGAGTACCAAAACATGGTGCTTGATGGTGAAACAGAAAAAGCTGTTGCGCTCCGCAGAGAGATTAGAAAAGCAGAGCGAGCCCAGCTTGAGTTCGAAATGCGACAAGAAATGAACCAAACCGTTAGCAAAGACCGGCAGATGACGGCCTTGCAGAACGCAGCGGCGGCAATGGAAGAAGCATACCCTGTGTTTGACAGCAACTCAGACGTTTTCGACCAAGAAATTACTAACGAAGTCGTAGATTTGCGGGATGCATTCATTTTGAAGGGTTATGACGCTGTAGATGCCCTATCGAAAGCTGTGAAATACGTCGTCAAAGACCACGACCTCGACCAAGCGCAAGAAAGTGTGCCAAGTCTAGCTGGTAAAGCGCAGAAAACTGATGAACTTGCTAGAAAACGCGCCCAGGTTAGCAAAAAACTTCGCGCCGCAGAGGCTCAACCGCCTGAACTTCCTGGTGAAAGTTCTTCTAATCATGGTGATAAAGGGTTTGACCTATCGTCTATGACTGAAGAAGAGTTCGCTGCGCTGCCTGAAGCTACGTTACGGCGTATCAGAGGCGATATTATCTAACGAGGTGAGTAATGCCCACCAAAAAAGACCCAAGAATAGCCCGAGCAGGAGTCTCGGGCTTTAATAAACCCAAGCGGACGCCTTCTCACCCAAAAAAGTCGCACATTGTGGTGGCTAAAGAGGGAGATAAGATCAAAACCATCCGTTTCGGTGAGCAAGGTGCGTCGACCGCGGGCAAACCCAAGGCGGGTGAGTCTGAAAGGATGAAGGCCAAACGCGCGAGCTTCAAAGCACGGCACGCGAAGAACATCTCGAAAGGCAAAATGTCAGCTGCTTATTGGGCTGACAAGGCTAAGTGGTGAAACAACTGGATATACGAATAGCGGTTGCTTTGTTATATTAGCTGTACTAATATGCTAATACGTCCATCCCTGCGATATGGGGTCGGCCCGTAGCCGTAAAAAACGTAACCCCCCGCCTACAAAGGCGTAAAACCTGTCGAGGTCGCACCTCGCTAATCAGCGCTAGTTCGTTGTCCCACGATACGGGAATACGGATTAGCCGCTCCTTTAAGTCGGCTGATAAGGCGGCATGTGCCGCATAAAATTATTCTGTCAATTTATTAGGAGGCCATCATGGCTTTAACAAATTTCGGCACCTTGACTGGTGACCAACTCCAAGCTTGGAGCCGCGACTTCTGGAGAGTAGCTCGCAATCAATCTTTCATCAACCAGTTCGCTGGCGCGGGTTCAAACGCTATGGTTCAGCGCGTAACTGAACTTACTAAGAACCAAAAAGGCACCAAAGCAAACATCACTTTGCTTGCTGACATGACCGGCGACGGTATCACTGGTGACAACACGCTGGAAGGAAACGAAGAAGCCCTCCGCGCGTTCGATATCAGCATTGGTTTAGACCAGCTACGTTTTGCTAACCGCATCGCTGGCCGTATGGCTGACCAGAAGACTGTAGTTAACTTCCGTGAGCAGTCTCGCGACGCACTTGCTTATGCAATGGCTGACCGCTGCGACCAGTTGGCTTTCTTGACTTTGTCAGGTGTTGCCTACACTCAGAAAAACAACGGCGGCCTCCGCGCTACTTCAGCTTCTGCTGGACACGAGCTGGTTGACCTTGAGTTTGCTTCTGATGTGTCAGCTCCAACTAGCGACCGTCACCGTCGTTGGGATGCTACTAGCGGCCTAGTCGCTGGCGACACTACTGCTGTTGCAGGCGCTGACAAGATCGGCTACCGCACTATCGTAGAGTTGAAGGCTTATGCTAAAGACAACTACATTCGTGGTATTCGTGGTGCTGGTAACCAAGAGACTTTCCACATGTTCGTTACTCCTCAGCAGATGGCAGCCCTGAAGTTAGATGCTGACTTCCTGGCTAACGTCCGTAACGCTGGCGTTCGTGGAACTTCTAACAGCTTGTTCTCTGGCTCTGCGTCGTTGATGGTTGACGGTGTCATGATCCATGAGTTCCGCCACGTGTTTAACACTTCCGGTGCTACTACTGGTACTTCTGCTAACGCTGGCGCAGCTGGCTACAAGTGGGGTGCTGACGCTGACGTAGTTGGCGGACGTGCTCTGTTCTGTGGTGCTCAGGCCCTGGCCCTGGCTGATATTGGCTTGCCTGAAATGGTTGAAGATACTTTCGACTACGGCAACCAGTCTGGTATCTCAGTAGGCAAGATCTTCGGTCTCCGTAAGCCTAAGTATAACAGCGACATCAGTGGCTCTATACAGGACTTCGGTGTTATCGCCCTAGATACTGCACAGTAAGACAATCGCCCCCTCTTCGGAGGGGGCTTTTTACTTTATAGGAACTAATCATGAAGATTGTAAGCAAAGAGTCGCTACGAGTAACGACACTAGGCGGGACAGCTGTTCTATTTGAAGCAGGCGTACCTAGAGAGATCTCCGCCGAGATTGGCCTTATTGCCATCCAGATGGGCGCGAAAGAGTACAACGAAAAATACGTCGAAGAACGCGATGCTGAAATCGCTGTTTTCGAAGAAATTGAAGAAACTATAGCCACACAAAATTCATCAGTGTCTGTCGATGATGAGCTAGTCACCTGTCTTGAAAAGATGATGGACGAAGGTGACCCAAGGAATTTTAAAGCCGATGGTTACCCTAAAGCGGCTGCTGTAAACAAAGCCCTTGGGAGAACAGTCGACGCAGATGCTCGAGAAGTTGCTTGGGAATCAATCCTCAACTCATAGGTAAAAAACGATGGCAGTCACAGTACAGAGCGTAATTGACAGAGCACAGACAGTGCTGCAAGACACAACCGGAGTTCGATGGCCTGTTGTCGCAGAACTTGTCTTATGGGTGAACGACGCACAGCGAGAAATCGCCCTTTTAAAACCCGATGCCGCAGCAGTTAACGATACGATTACTCTTATCGCTGGCACAAAGCAGTCGATCCCTACTGGTGGCAACCGCCTTTTGAAGGTCGTCAGAAACATGTCTTCCGCGAGCGACGGCACGGGCAAGCGCGCTGTACGTTTAGTGGACAGAGAAGTTCTCGACGCACAAACGCCAGACTGGCATGACCCCACAGTAGCTGGCGATGCGGCGCACACCGCTGTCGTAAAGCACTATATCTATGACGAGAGCAACCCACGTAATTTTTACGTATACCCCGGCGTCAATGGGGCGGCTTATTTAGAGATCATCTACTCCTCTAACCCTGCGGCTGTTGCTCAGGTAGATAATTTGTCTATCCCTGACATTTTCGCGAACGCGGTGCTGAACTACGTTTTGTACATGGCCTACATGAAAGATGCCGAATACGCTGGCAATCAGCAGCGCGCGTCTAGCCACTTCCAGTTGTTTACAGCATCTATTACGGGCAAGGGACAGATCGACGCGATCACAAACCCAAATATGGAACGTAGGGCCCCCCAGCAACTAGCGATGGCGTAAATTATGGCGATTTCGTACGAAGCGCTACTGCCCGATATCCTACCGATGGTTCCAGGGTGCCCTGACTCGTTGATTAAAAACAACATCAGGTCTGCCGTCATTGAGCTCTGTGAACGCGCGAGCGTGTATCAAGCTGAACTAGACCCCCTGACAACCGTCGGCAATATCTACGAGTATGACTTAGAAGCCCCGTCAGGCACGGCGGTGCAAAAGATCCTATGGATTACTCATGAAGGCAAAGACCTCGAACCCCTAACCTCTACCCTTTTAGAGCAAAGAATTCCTAAATGGCGCGAAGGAAACGGCGTACCTGAATACTACGTACAGCAGGGGTCAGCATTGGTTTGGTTAGCCCCGATTCCAACAGCAACGGGCGTATCAAGCACCATCGTCAGGGCCGTACTCAAGCCAACGCACACAAGCTCTGCGTGCGATGACGGAGTCATGAACGACTATAGAGACACCATTATCAATGGTGCCCTATTCCGACTGCTAAGAATCCCAAACAAAGAATGGACAGACCTTCAAGGCGCTAGTGTGTATGGGTCTTTATTTAACGAAGGCACCATGATAGCGGAGCGTAAAGCGCGTGGCGCAGATACCGGAGTAGCTAGGAGAGTTCGATATGGTGGAACGACAGGTGCATGGCGCACAAGACGTAGACACTATGGCCGCGGCGGCTAACCCGGCGCGAGCGAATATCCGGGAAGAATGGGCGTGGGTAAAACAGGGTATTAAAGAAATATTAGCCGAGCAGCCTCAGCTAACTTTCATACCAGAAGACGTGTACGCAGCCTGTTTGAACCAAGAAGCCCACCTCTGGGTTGCCCCAGAAGGTTTTGTGATAACGACGGGAGAGCGGGACGAGTTTACGGGTGCCAGGACATTCTTAGTCTGGTTAGCGTGGGCCAAGGTCCGCGGACAAAACTGCGTGATTCAGTACTACGATTTTTTCGCCGCAGTCGCAAAAGAAAACGGCTTTAGCAATATAGAAGTACGAACACCAATTACTGCGATTGAGCCATACCTCATATCGCAAGGTTGGAAGAAAGACACAGTAGTCTACACGAGAGAACTCTAATGGGTAGCAAACCTAAGCAACAGGACTATCAAGCATCAGAAGGCGAAAAAGCGTCAGCGTCTGTCGCGATGGCAGAGTATACCTACTTCAAACAGAAGTATGATCCGCTGCTACAGAAGATGCGCGATGACTCCCTAGGCACTAACGACGATAAGACGCTTAGAGGTCGCGCAAACGCCGACACTATGCAAGCACTTACATCCGCTCCGATGGCGCAGCAGGCTATGTCTGGCCAAGGGTCAGAAGACCTCGCGCAAGCTTACCAGGGCCAACTTGGTATAGCGGACAAATCCGCTGAAGATATTCGCAACAAAAAACAAATGAACGTGCTCGGAACCGCCCGAGGCCAAGCGTCTGATGCCCAGTCTGGTATGGCGCAAGCAGCAAACCTCGCGACCTCTGAAGCCCTAGAGCGTGCTAAGAATAAGCAGCTGGTGTCCCAAGCGAAGATGACCGCTATAGGTCAGTTGGCTGGTGCCGCCCTTGTGAAGGGTATGCAGAACAAAGCAACAACAGGCCAGCGGGACACGGGTAAAGTCGGCGCAGATGGAAAACCAATAATGGAAACCGTCAAAGGTTCATTCTTTAGCCCAGTTAATGACGCTGGCCAAATAGTTTCTGGATTCAATAACCGTCTTGCGTTTTCAAATATTTTTGGCGGGGGTTAAAAATGAGTGTATTCGGGGACACCGTAGAAAGCTTTCAAAAAAATTTGTCGTATCAGAATAATGCAGCATTAGGCGGAGGGCTTCCAAATGTTTCGGACCCCGAAAAAACTTACGCGAACATAACACGGCAGGAGTATCTAGATTACGTTAGCCAGTATCGAGCTTTTGAAGAGCAGATGATAAAAGAGTCGCAAACAGACACGTCGTTGATCGATGCGTCACGCGAGAATGCGCAGATTGCCTCCGGTATAGCGCAGGGTGTATCAGACCGAAACGCTAGTCGGTATGGGGCGGCGCTAACGCCTGCTCAAGCACAAGAACAGAGACGAGCTCTCGAACGTGGTAACACACTTGGGTCTATACAGTCGGTCAATGACGCCCGCATTGCGCAGCGCGAACTTAATCAAAACAAACTCGCAGACCTAATTAATATCGGGCAAGGCGTTAACCGATCGTCCCTGTCTCAAATGGGCTCAGCGGCGGCTAATGCGACGCAACGTAAAAACGCGTACGACTCAGCGAAAGCCGCGTCCAAAGCGCAAACTATGAGCACCGTTGGTGGTTTAGGTGCGTTGGCAATCATGGCTTTTGCCTTTTAAAGAGAGAATTTTATGGCCCTTTTAGATGGCATATTAGGCGGTGCGCAAAGCGTAATGGCGTTCGGCCAGCAGCAAACTGAGAACAAGCTCGCGAAAGCAAAGTTCGATGAACAGAAGCGGCAGTACGATCAGTCGTTTAATGAGACGAAGCGGCAGTACGATCAGTCGTTTGATGAGACGAAGCGGCAGCACGATCAGTCGTTTAATGAGACGAAGCGGCAGTACGATCAGTCGTTTAATGAGGGCGTGCGCCAGTTTAATGCTGGCGAAGTTTATAAACAATACGACTTAAAAAAACTGAAAGATCAAGATGCGAAGGATGCGACAAGAGCGGCTAATAACGATCTCTTCAAAACCTACGCCAATGCTGATTACCTCTCCCCAGACATGCAGAGCTTGAATTATAATCGGATAAACGACGACATAGCAGCAGGTCGGAATAGCGATAGATTTGCCACGGCTGAGCAACTCGTTCTAGGTATGGCTACACAGTTTGGTGATTTACCAGAAGGCTCAGAAGCAACCAGCGTAGAAGCACTTCCCGGTGGGGGGTACGCCATAACCGTGACAAACGCCGATGGGTCAAAAGGCGCGGTAACTACAGATGGTTCTAGTGAACCAACATCTGAGGTAGTTCGATTTGCTCCTGGCCAGCTGGGCAAACTTGCGAACTTGCAGTATCGAACGAAAATTGCAATAAATACCGATGAGTTTAATCCTGTCAGCATGGCCGCCAGCAAGAACCTAATTGCCGCGGATCAGAAGGGGCAACAGGAAAGAGCGGCGTTCGTAGAACAACAGACCCAAATTAATAACCTCTTAACGCAGGTTAAAGCAACAGGCAATGTGGAATTATACAGGGCGGTTCAGAGCGCTATTGCTGATGGTGGCGATGAGACAGCTGCCCTAATTGCTAAAGACTTCGGTTTACCTAGCCCGCAAGCACCTACTGCGCCAGCACCCACTTCGGCGGATGCTACGCCCACTTCGGCGGGTGCTACGCCCACGCAAGCACCTGCCCAGACCGATACCCAAGCACCTGCTACGCCCACGCAAGCCCCAACTGCACCAGCCCCTTGGAGCATGGACAGTGTAGACCGCAATACGCCTAGCGGAAGGCTAATTGCTTCATTAGAAGGCGTGGCAAAAGATCGAACAGCAAACCCAAGGTCACGTAAAGCTATTACACCGGCCGGCCAAACAGAAAAACTCATGGCCCGTAAAGCCAAGCTTGAAAAAAACATAAGTGCCGCAGAGAAGAATCGGGCGAGGAATCCGGACATAAAGATTAACCCTGAGACAGACGGCGTACCAAAGAAAAAAGCTGAGCTCGCGCAAATAAACGCGTACCTTGACAAAGACAAGCCAGCGGTATTTACGCAAGCGGCTGAAACAGATGCCGTAGCAGAGCAGGCGGCGGGTAAAACTACTGCAGAAATTGCGCAAGGCATCGACGACGGTTCTATTACGGTAGATCAGCAAGCTATTAATTTAGTTTCACAGACTCTGAAGGGTAAGGGTTTCAAAAATATAAATGATCTAATGCAACTTAATACTAGAGAAAGGGCTATTGCACGAGCTGCCATTCTCGCAACGTCAAAAGACCCAGCCATTCGTTCTGAAATGATTCGGCAGATGACTAACATATTTGATAACCCCGACAACAGTCCTAATTTGAACGCGAAAGACATGCTGACTTTACAGAATAGCGCCGCTGACCGTGCTTATAGGTACAAAAGCCTTCGTAATGACATGGCGAAAACAACGCGCTCTTGGAACGATGCAGCAAATACACAAGCAGCAGATGTTCTTGCTGGAGCACAGGACGTTTTCTTCGGGCCAAACAGAGATGAGGTAAACCTTAACTATCGCTCTGCCGCGCAATTCCTCCGAGGCAAACCTTTCAACAAATTTAATATTTGGTTAAAGCAAAGTGACCGCACTGACGAGGAAATAGCTAACGCAATGCCAGGAATGACGGGCACTTTAAGTTTAACCTTAGCCGCTATGGCTGGCGAAGAGTCTGGCGGTAGAGGCATTGGAGGTCGGATTAGAGAGTCAGTAATTGACCTTATAAGTCGACGTGACGTCGAAGACGCGGTAGATCCTGCTGACTTCGATGCAAGCCGACTACGAGTTGACGACCCTGGCGTTGATAAAGACGGTAAACCGAAGGCGACCATGATCTACTACACGGACGCAGACGGTAACATTTTGAATGAAGACGGCGGTTTGCAAGCCCTCAAGGATCTACACCCGGATATGTACGCGAACGCACTGAGCATTGGTATCTACAACACGCGTAAGGCGAACGGGGGATAAAGTGTGGAAAGGGATTTACTCCAGATTTTTTACAACAACGGTACTTTCGACCTTCCTGAAGATAGAGGACCAGATGGCGGCCCAAGTAACAGAGACATAGCGCAAGGGCGCGTAGAAGACCCAATTGGTGTAATTGCACCAGACTCGATTACCGAAGCGTTCGGCGCGGGCCTCAAGTCCGGTGGGGCGTCCCTCGATGCAGATATCGAATATTTCGGAGCACTGTTCAATACGCTTACTGGCGACCAAGAGGCCGCAGAGACGAACGTCCGCCGCGCGCGGATCAAAGAAGCTCAAGCCGCTATCCCTGTATCCACGATGGAGACGTTCTCTGAGTTTGTTGATGAGCCGACAATCGAAGGCTTTTTCATGCAAGTTGGCAAGTCTACAGGCGAGCTGATGCCTTCGGTTATATCCAGTATCGCGAGTGGTGGTATTGGCGGCATTGGCGCGGTGCTAGGCAAAACCGCGATCAGTAAAGCCAGTAAATCTATAGCTAATCGCATCGTAAAAGACGCCCTTAAAAACACAGCTGATGGTACTGCTGATGCTTTGGAGAGAGAGCTCGCGCAATCTGCATGGGGGGTTTTTAAAGCTGGCGCGTTCGTTGGTGCAGGCGCATCAGAGTTCGCCCCTCTAGCTGGCGGTAACTTGTCAGAAGCCCTTGAAGCAGGGCAAGAACTAAACTCAGATACAGCTCTCCGCGCCGCAGCAGTTGCAACACCACAAGCAATACTTGGTGTTGGTGCTGAAGCGGGAATGCTGAAGCTGATTGGTAACGTCGCCAAGAAACGCGCGGTCAAAGAAGGGTCGCTCTTTGGCCAGTTAGCGAAAGATATAGGTGGCACCGCGCTGAAAGGCGGCGCGATGGAAGGCGTTACTGAGGTTGCGCAAGAAGGTATTGGCGTCGCCAACCGATTTGATCTGGACGAAACCTACACAGCCCAAGACGCGAAGATGCGACTCGCACAGTCTGCTTTTGCCGGTTTTTTTGGTGGTGCCGCAGCTGGTGGTGCGGGTGGCACAGTCAGTAGTATTTTCAGTCAAGCCAATAGGCTTGTTGAGAAAGGCAGACAAGACGAAATAGATCAGAAGATCAACGAAGAACAATATGGTGCTGACGTTTTTGGCGGATACACTTCTGAGGAATCGCAGAGTGATATCAATGGTCAAATGGAGGCAATGACTGACCCGTCTAGCGCAAAGCAAGCGGTTTGGACTGCAGGCCCGTCCCCTGCGTATGGCGCTAAAGAAAACACTGCAACCCCAGTAGAAGTCGGCACGTCTAAAACTAAAGCCTACGCAGCCTTCGTACCTGGGCGAGGCACTATCGTCTCAACCAGCAAGCAGATTGTCGACGACGTTATTGCGGCAGAAGCAAGCGATGCGGTACTGCAAGCAGCCCTAGGTTACAGTAACGTCAAGACTGAAGATGGTAACTTAGCAGTCGTAGTTAAAGACAGCCAAGGGCGCATAGTCTCTGAAGAGCTAACGACTGAAGAGAATCGAGCAGCGGCAATCGAGGCAGCAAAAAAGCTGACGCCACAAGGCGGTAGCTACGATGTCGTGTCTGCCCAGCAAGCGTTGGAAGAACGAAAGCGACGTGTTGAGAAAGAGCGCGGCCCCGTTGTGCGTCCGATGAATGACCAAGACTCTGAACAAGTCGATAAAGACATGGGCTTCGGTAGCAAGACTACTGGATTCGACGAAGGCGGTGGTATCTTTGAACCAGAGGTTACAAAACTCAAAGAGTACGCGCCTCGAAACCGAGACAAAGAATACGAGAACACTCGGCCTACTCGTGATGCTTTTGAGGAAGCATTCGGCGATGAGATGGACATCGATTGGGAGAGCGACTACTACGCTGGTATGAGCGAGAGCCTGATGAAGGCTGCTGTCGCGGCTAAGAAAGCGAATCCCGATGCCCTCGTCACTCTCACAGAAGGGAAAGACGGCGCTTATGCTTTAAACCTCGAGACTACCCCAGACACCGAGACGTTCTCGATTGGAGGACAAGATCAGAAGTTGCCGATTGGTCAGTTCGTAGCGCAGTCCGTTAAAGACGCAGACCGCGTAGCAAAGAATGATGACTTCAACAATAAAGGCGCAGCAGAGGCCAAGGTCACAGTTGTTGACCCTAACGGCAACAAGACAATTGCTATTCTTGCCGACTTAGTTAATGCAGGTCGAAGAATCGTAGCTACAAGGGAAGGCATTAATTTTACGCAGGTAACGGATCAACAGGCCTACTCTGCATTTGTTGGAGAGATTCTCGCAGACCCCGACAACTCTTATGACATACAGATTGACGGGGAATCTATCTTTGGTGGCCCTAGTAGCGCGCTTCGGACTAAGAGTATGCGTATACGAGCTGATGGCTCTAAAGCTCCGGGCGTATCGTTGCAGCAATATTGGGAATCTATCTCTGGTGGCACTAGTAGCGCGCTTCGGATTAAGAGCATGCGTATACGAGTTGGTGGCACTAAAGCTGCGCCCGTATCGTTAAACCAATTAAACCAGCCTAATAGGGGTCGCCCATCAACCCCCGAAATCCGAACATATACGCCGGTAGACAATACTGACGCGCCGAAGACTCTACCAATCAGAAAGCCTGTAAAGACTGACCCTGATAAAGTAAATACGCGTCGGTTAGCACCACCGCCGCAGACTCTAGAAAAAGCGCGAACAGATTTTGAAACCTTTGTAGACCCTGACGCTGCAGGCGCTTGGGCGGATGAATACTACGCGCGCATGCCGCAAGCGCTGTTGGAGCAAGCG